TTTCAGTCCAATCAATGATGTCGTCAGCACTATCTTCAATCTCCCTATTCTGGGCGTAGTATGTAGTGCTGGTATTATTTAGAGTGTCAAATGACTCTGGACTCCACTTAGCACCAGAAGTTTGACCAGTAATTACTTCAGCAGTTGTGAATGTTCCAGTTCTGTTGATGACCTCAAGGGTTCTTGTAGCAGCATCCCAGGACTTGACTTCTGCTCTGTTATCTTTTGGCGAGTAGTCGATGGTAACGGTAGGCGCAGAAGTATAACCAGTGCCAGGATTTGTGATGAGAATGCCAGTAACAAGACCAGTAGAGCTAACTGAAGCAGTCGCCGTAGCACCATTTCCTCCTCCTCCTGTGATGGTAACTGTAGGTGGAATTGCTGAATTGTAATGCAATCCAGTGTCAGTAATTGTGATGCCATCTACAACATTAGTATTGACATCAATAGTTGCTGTTGCTTTGGCGAGGAACTCATCTCCAACAACTTCTTCTCCAACGCTAAAGTTTCCTGTGCCACCAGGATCCATAACAAGTTTAATAGCAGCACCAAACTTAAATTCAATGTCATCAATCGCATCAACTCCAGTATCAAAGCTATCGCTACCGAGTTCATAGAGTTCAGCAGTAATTGTGTAGAATTGAATCTTTCCAAACTGGAAGAAAGGACTTTCTTTCTCAACGAATTTGATTTCGTAGATATCTTGTGTAAGGGGGAAGTAGAGAAGATCGCCCTCATTTGGTCTTTGTGGAACTGTCAGTGATGGATTGTACTGTGCTACAACTTCATCCCACCTTCTGGTTGATACACGAAACATAACCTCATCAGTAATTCTCAAACCAAACTTACTGACAAACTCTGCTCCATCTCCAAATCCAGTTACGTTCTGTAAAAGCATTTCAACTTGAAACTGCTCTTGATACTTGGAGTATCTTACTTCTTCTAAAGTATTATCTTGCAACATTGTTCTAGGCAGATAATAGATATCTGATCCGAACAATTTAATTTGCTCGTCAACCAAATCCTGGTAGAGGTTTTGCTCTCCAGAATCTCCCTGATAGTATGTTGGAAAATAAGGACTAGTAGGCATCTTATCCGATCATATCCATAGGTGGAATAGCATACTTGCTGAGAACTTCAGATTCAATCTTCTCGATCTCTGCTAGTGCGTCTGTGTATAGTTCTCTGCCATTGAGTGTGATACCACCAGGCAGTTGAACATTGTTGAACTTGATTAGGTTCTGACCCCACTGCTTCTTCATCAAGGCAGTGGCGTACTTCTTAACAAACATGTCGTTATACATTTCGGTAGCATCATTAGGATCAATCATCCTGTGTGCTTCAATTAGGAGATACTTACCTGATGAGAGGAAGTCAGCATCGACATCAAGATACAAACGATCACGACGCATAGTGTATCTAAACTGCTGGAATGATCCATTGTTGAGGACCATATCCAGCGTCTCTAGATACTGCTTTGTCATGAAGTAGTTCAAAATATCAAGTGATCCAAATGCATACAAATCATTCAGATACAACTGATATTCAACACCCCATAGGTTAGAACGGATTGTATTACTGACAAGACCAAAGACTTTAGTAATACCTACAACATGTGGAGGAACTGGAATGTAGTTTGTTGCCTCATTCCAAGTTGAGTTAGCACCACCTGTTGTTTGAACTGTGGTATTAAATCTAGTAATATCATCAGCAGTTAGAGCGTGTGTAAGATAACAACGCTCCATACCATTGTAACAGTTCTCTTGGAAGAACTGAATAGTATCGTCAATAACATTGTTTACCTGTTCGTCATCAATATTGACCTGAAGGACAGGCTCACCAAGCTGTCTCTTACAATATGTGATAAGATCAGACCTTGAATTTGGAGATGCCATTACACACAAAAAATCCCTTCTTACCTATTTAGGAAGAAGGGATTTAGTATTTATTCTGCTGGTGCTTCTTCTGCTGGTCCTTTTTCGAGTAGTCCTAGAGTTTCAAGACCGCCTTGAAGTTTCAGTTTGTATTCTTTTGCTTTAACTAGATTTTCTTCTAGTTCACCAATTTGCTTTTCTGCCTGAGCAAGTTGCTCTTCAAAATTCTTTCTAAGTGCTTCTGTATCCATTGTAATCACATATAATAGTGTGTATGGTTATTTATATGAAGTTGTAGTTAATGACTATTCTTTTTTCTTTTGTTGGTTTACTACTGGCATGGAAAATTTTACCGTCAAATAAAACACACCTTCCCTTTTTTGGAGAAACTCTTTTAATTATATTTTTACCGTTAAAGAAAAAAGTATCTCCATCAGTGTTATTGACATAATACAAACATACAGTATGTCCCATCTCCATATCAATATGAGGAGAGTCGTACTCTGTAGTTTTTATGGTTGGAACTTGTAAAAATGTTCTTCCCCTAATTACAGTATTAATATTAATATTTTGTTTTTCACATGCTTCGTAAACAAGTGGTAAAAATATTCCCCAATAATCGCTTTGATATTTTGCTTCGTGTAAGAACAAATGAGAAAATCCAACAGTCTTTTCACTAACAAAATGTTTAGTTAGATCTTCGTGGTACACCCATTTAAATGAAGGATCTTCATCAATAATTCTTTCAATTAAATTTTGGTAGTTTTTGCTAATGCAATCATCAACTACAATTATATCGTTTACCATGTGAATGTATTGAATGTTAATCTTGGATTATCTGATGTCCATTTGTTTTCGTCCCAATAAGCAGAATGGAATAAACAAGATTCGTAAAATATAAATCTATTGTACTGATGATATTCAGTGTGGTACTTATTCCAATCTTCTAATTTTGAACTATCTAATATTTGTGTTCTATAAGAATGAGCATGACTGTGTTCTTCGCCAGTCTTGTACTCGTAAAATGAAGTGCCAGATACATCATTAAAAATTTCTTCGTCTGTATTCAAACAACAAAGACCAGCATAATTTACTTCATCGATATGAGGAAGTATACTCCCTATTTTATCATATGCTTGGAAAGAAAAAATAGGAGCATTATAATTTTCTCTTGGATCTTTAAAGTAATATTCTTTCAACCAGTTAGTAAAATTTAAGAATTCAAATGTATTGATACCAGTTCTGTGAATATATCCAGGATTAGCATGACCACCTTCTTTCACATAAGAACATGATAAAGCATACTGTCTTACATGATTTGGAAACATAAAAAAATTGTCAGCAATGATTATCTTATTATTAGATTTGCCAATAAATTTTTCAATTATCTTTACATTTTTATTGATTGAAAATATCTTAGTATCAATTACTTCCACCATAACCAACCAGTAAGAATAATTTTATCTTCAGTTTCTGAGATTTCACCTTTATGTAAATGTGTATATGCAGCTGGGAAAAATACTGTCTTCCCTTTCTTTGCTTTTACTGTATAATTTTGATGGTAAAACATAGTACCACCTCCATCATTTACATCATTGAGATATGTCATGAATACAATTGCTCTATCGCATGTAGTTAATTGTGCTCCATCAATATGCCATTTGAAGTATCCCTCTCCTGGTTTGTACCATTGTATTTGAGGAAGTGTTCTCATGACAAATGCACCACCTGCATTATTGAATTGACACTTCTCCATATAGTCATCAAAGAATTCTGAAAATTCTTCGTGATACTTATCCCACTTATACTTTTCTGGAGACCCTAATTTTTGAGCATCATTTAACCAAAAATCTGTGCTCTTTTTTACATCTTCTTGAACATGTGCTAAAGGACCAGATCTGCCCGAATGGGTAAGTTTCTTTTCATGCGCTTCCCAAAACATATTCAATAAATTATCGCAGATAGTTTCATCTTTAAGTTGATACTCTTCTATAAAATTATATTCTTTCATTTTTCTATCACCAAAATGTATAATCCATTCCACCAAGACTTTTCATCTTCTATTTCAGTAGTTAAAATTTTTCTTTGAAGTAGTACTTTTAAATTTTCTTCTTTGATAATATCAAGCATTGAATTTACAACACCATCAAAATTTGCATCATCAAGAATCAATGTAAACTTATCTTGAATCAATGGCAATATAGATTTTATGTTTTCATACTGCTCCCAGTATTCATGTCCTGCATCATAGAAAATAATATTTGGTTTATCACAAATATCTTTTTCTGTTAAATCTTTAATACTTTTATTTGAAAATCCCCATCGAGGATTTTTAAAGTTTGATAAAAACTCAACAGCAGGATCTTTTATTTCTGGTATAAAAACATCATCACGATATGGTTTGATATTTGCTTCTTGATAATTGTCTACAGCAAATGCCCTGATGGGATTATTTTCTAATGCTGCATAGAATGTACTGCCAGTATAACATCCAAGTTCTAAGTAAATTGAATTTGAATAAGAACATAAGTTATTAAGAAAGTGTCTTACTTTATTAGAAGACAATCCTGGAATATAAAATTTCTCCTCATTAAAAGAACTTTCATGTCTTGAAGCTCTATCAATAGCAAGCAGTACTCTTTCTACTTGTTCATCGAGGTGTCTTTCTTCTTTCTTGATTCTTGACTGAACTACAGTATCACAATAATTACAATCCCAGCAATCAAACTTGCATGTTTTAATTTTATCACGCCAAACATCAATTGGTTTTTCTGAAAGAGATGTATCGGAAATATAAGTATCAAACTGTGGGAACAGAAGTTCCTCTCCTGTATCCCAACGTTCAATAATATCCATAGATTCTTTTAGACGAAAACTATTTTCTCGTCCATGCATTTTAAAAACATCAATACCAAGTTCAAACATCTCTTCCCAATCTTTTTTCCATGGTGGAAGATTTGCTGCTTTTAGAGAAGCAGAAGGATCAGTTTCATCCCACAAAGAACAAGATACTCTACTAATGGTATCATTAAAATACTGCGGATTATCTGGTGTTCTTGTGTTATTATAGTGATAATGTTCTGGCATGATTGGACAACCACCCCAGCATCCTTCATTAGCAAGCATAGAAAATCTAACAGGAAATCCAATACTTGCACAATATTCTTTTGCTTCTTTCAATCTTAATAATTGATCTTTATCTCTCATGAGATCACGATCAAGATTGATGTAACTAAATCCTGCTTTTGCTAAAGATACTACTTCATTGGGTTTTGTTACTTCCCTGAGAATAGTATTTTTTACATACAACTCTGGATACTCTTTTTGAATTTGACCTGTTAGCATCCATGATGTATGTGGTAGAGTAACAATTCTTACTCCATTATGATATAGGTACTTAAAATTTTCAATCCAAGTATCTAAATTTTTTTGATTTGGGATCACATACAAATTATTAAATGTAGCTGACAAAGCTATTCCAGTCTTTGATGCAATGTATAAAGCATTATGGGAAGTATACCTCATATCCCCCATAAAAGTATCACCCATCGCATCCTGTAAGAATGGTGGCATACGACAGGTGAAATACAGATCGAATATTAAATGTCTGTGTTTGTTTAGAAATGGAATGAATTCGTTTTCTACGAGATCTTCATTCAGTTTCGGATTGATCGGTAGCGAGAAGATTGCCATATTGTTTTACCACTTCATTAATAAAGATCTGTTCATTGCCATCATTTTCTTCAATTAAGTTTTTATATTGTTCGCAAAGTTCGTTAACTTTATTTTCTTTTACGTCAGCTTCGTTGTCTAAATTATATGTTTTATAAATTTCGTGGTGAATAATAGGTGCTACTAAAAGATGTCTCATTTATCAGAATCTCCTTGAGTAATTCTTGGTGGAACAACCTTATCTCCCAATTGAAATTGTTTTAATTCTGGTTGTAATTGTTTATTTATTTTGTCCAATCCAGTGCCTACCATATTAGAAAACCGAACAGCAATCTGTAATGTTTTTGCTTGATCTTCTTCTGGCATCATAGTAATTGATTCCATATTACCAGAACCAATCCTACCATAAGATACGATATCCATTGCTGCTTGCTTACCAAGTCTAGCAATCCAATATGCTCTTTCTTCATCATTATTAAATTCAGTAAAATATTTGATGTCTTCTTCTTTATCAATATATTTTTTAATAATGTTTAAGAAAGTATCCATTTCTTTTTGAGATTGATAATACTTTCTTTTCCAAATAGTGATATCGTAATCAATTTTACTTAAATCACATGCAATTAATTCTTTGGCAAGTTCATCTTCTTCGTTATCAAAGTCTCTTTGAACAATCTTTTTTTGAACTTCTGCCTTTCTAAGACTATGTTTAATTTCAACATATGCATGATAACGTGTTTCGAGCTCCATTAAAGATTGTCTTACTTTTCTCCATGGAGTTAACTGACTATCAGCAATAAAATGTTCACATTGGTATTCGGTCATACCACTATTCATATGAAGTGCTCCTTCAAGCAACTTCCAATCTAAATCGCCAACATTAAACTCTTTAATAAAATCTGCACTTAATCTAATATCCTTTACATCTGCATTAACAATATTAGTATCATTATTTAAATAATCAGAAATTGAACTCATTTGATTTTACCTCATACTGTGGTAGTCTTTCCCAATCAGTTTCTGATACTGTTCTCCCAAGTTCAATTGCCTGAGAAGTTGGCATCATTACTGATAAGTAGTCCTCGTACAAGATATTTATATCCCATATTGTGTTGCAATTTTTAAACTTATCGATAATTTTTTGCATATCTACTAACAAAGTAGACAAGCGATCTTCATACATCTCTGCTTTATTTAAAATTTTATTTGCCAATTCAGTCTTATCAATCTCTCTACTATCTGCCAAGTAATCTAAAAATGGCGTAAGATGTCCTTCAGCACCTTGATATGTCAACCATTCTTTTGCTTCATGTTTTTGAATCTGCCATGAAGTTGCTTCGAGTTGATTGGTATTTCGCAATCTCAAAAATCTTTTTTCATACTCATCTTCAACAATTTCTTTGGCAAAAATTTTCATAAACTCTAAAACTTTCCAACAAACATCTGCGGTCATTTTGACAGGAGTTTTTTCTCCATAACCTTCAGATCCTGATTCCCAAATTTTTGCAACTTCTCTAATTTCTGAAAATAGTGAAGACCCAAGCATAGCACTTTCTTCATCGATCAAGATAAATTTTCCGTTCCATAATTTACTCATAATTCCAAATAAATCATCTGAAATTTTAATTGCACTGAAGTTATGAAGTTCATACAATTCTTTAAAAAATAATCTATCATCACCAGACTCAACAAAATAGCTGGGATCTACAAGAGAGGATTTGATAATTAGAAATTTCATTTTCTTAGAATGGTTGTGTTGCGGTTACTGAAGCAGCAGCAGAAGAACATGCCGCCGAAGATTGTCCATAATGTCCTTTGGGTCTTGTAGCAAGTCCCATTGTAGTTTCTACATCAGTAGCATAATCCATTTTAGTTGTATGGTTGTTTTGTTGACCATCATAGTCACCTAATTTATACCCCCAATCTTGTCCCATCTGCATATTTTCTTCTCCACAATTTCTCACTTTATTAAAATTAGAAAGTGCAGCACCATCAGAAAATCTTACTTTTCTATATGGAGATGTATTGTTGGTCGAAGATCCAATATAAAAATGTCCCCACTTTGTTCCTAATGCTTTACACCAACCATTATTGTTAGATGCAAAATTTTGGTTTGTCCAAGTATCATTACTATGAGTCAAGTATCTTTGTTCATTTGCATTCCAAGCAAACCAAGAACGATTTTCTCCGCCAACACCAGCAACAAAGTCTGCGTTATATCCAGAATCTGTAGTGGTGTACATAATTTCTGTATAGAAGTGTAATTTATTTGTTACACTACTACCACCACCAGTAATATATCCAGCACCTGTTGTTTGTGCCGAAGAACAACCACAGTCATTTCTACCAACACTCATATCCCAACCACCAGTTACAGTGTATCCCATAACTGTTCTTGGGTTATCTCCTTGATATCCATATGTATATTGAGAAAATCTTCCATCTCCCTGAACCCTTAGAATTCCAGTATTCAAGTTATAGCTTGATGTATGTGATGAATTTCCTTGATATGCATTAACTGTTCCATGAATATATCCATTATAATCAGACCATGTTCCATCACAATAAGATGCTGCTCTATCAATCTGCTCTCCACAATAGAAAGTGGTGTCAGTCTGATGCCATGTTTTATTCAATGATCTCCATGGTTGAGAACCTTTATAACCACCACCAATATAACCATGAGTCATGATACTTCTATATCTAAATCCAGTTAAGGGAGATGATAGAGTGTTAGATCCTGGGTATGCCCAGAAAGCTCCATTTTCACCATCAGAAACAAGATAAGAACCTCTCGTAATATCATTACCAACTGGAACAACTTCTACACCATCAACATAAAAATTGCTTCCAGAAGATAAGTTAATAGATCCAACA